CCCTGGAAAGGTCAACACGAAAATTTACTGAAGGAGTGGTGAAGGTGTTGACCAAAGACAAAACCATGGCGACCATCCAGGCCGAGGCGCTTGCCTACATGATCTGCGAGACCTTCTTTGATGGCAGCGACTCTACGGGCCAGGAGAGGTTGAGCGGACGGCTGGAGGCGTCCTTGTACCTGTTGAGCGATCTCTTGAAGGTCGCGGTGAACGGGGGTGCCAAGGGATGATCTACAACAACCGCGAGGTGAATTGCAAGACCTTCTCCAGCAAGCAGGACTGGAAGATCAGGGTGGTGTTCGATGAGCGCGGAGAGCCGTTCTTCTGCGCCCGGGACGTTGCAACCAGCATGGGCTATGAGGAGCCCGGGAAGGCTGTGGGCCGGAGCAAGCTGGAGAAGGTCCCCATGCTCCTCCCCTGGCAGAGCGGCCACCGGAAGGGGTGCAGCGAAAACTATTGCTTCAGCGCCGATACCATGCTGACCTTCATCAAGAGCGCATCCATCCGCCTGAAGCCCGGTTTTATCCAGTGGATCAAGGATG